CGCTGCGTCTGGCCGCCACCCTGGCCGCAGGCCTGCCGGAAACAAGCCGCAGCCTGCGCAAGGCGGCAGGCCGCACGGTGGACTTTGAGACGGAACTGCTGGCCTATGCCGCCGACCGCCTGACCCAGGTGCTCTGGTGGCTGCACAGCGACACGTCCAAGCCGCCCTCCGTGCTGGCCGACCTGCGCGGCGAGGCGGACACCAGCAACGTGCAGTGCTACGCCAGCGCAGAAGAATTTGACGCCGCCCTTGCGGCGCTGAAAGGAGGTTGACACCATGGCGGACGGAATCGAACTGGGCAAGGCGTATGTCCAGATCGTGCCCTCGGCGCAGGGCATCAAAAGCGCCCTGACCGAGATGTTTGACGAAGAGACCGAAGGCCTTGGCGAGCAGACCGGGCAGAGCATCGGCCAGAAACTGGTCGGCACCCTGAAGAAAGTGATCGCGGCGGCCGGCATCGGCAAGATCATCTCGGATTCCATCAACATGGGCGGTGCCCTGCAGCAGAGCCTTGGCGGCGTGGAAACGCTGTTCAAGGACAGTGCCGACACGGTCAAGGAGTACGCCGCGCAGGCATACCGGACCGTGGGGCTTTCGGCCAACGACTACATGGAGCAGACCACCAGCTTTGCGGCCAGCCTGCTGTCCAGCGTCAGCCAGGACACCAACGCCGCCGCCCAGCTTGCCAACATGGCCATGGTGGATATGGCCGACAACGCCAACAAGATGGGCACGGATATGCAGGATATCCAGAACGCCTATCAGGGCTTTGCCAAGCAGAATTACACCATGCTGGACAACCTCAAGCTCGGCTACGGCGGCACCCAGGCCGAGATGCAGCGGATGCTGAACGACGCCACCAAGATCTCCGGCGTGAAGTATGACCTCGGAAATCTGGCCGACATGTACAGCGCCATCCACATCATCCAGCAGGAGATGGACATCACCGGCACCACCGCAAAGGAAGCCGCCACCACCCTGACCGGCAGCTTTGCCGCCATGAAGGCAGCGGCGGAAAACGTGATGGGCAACTGGTCCACCGGCGCAGACCTCACCGAGCCGCTGCAGGCGCTGGCCGACACGGCACAGACCTTCCTTGTGGACAATCTGCTGCCCATGATCGGCAATGTACTGGCAGGCATTCCGGAAATCGTTTACAGCCTTGTGCCGGAGCTCCTGCAGACCGGCACCGAGCTGCTCAGCTCCCTGGCACAGGGCTTCACCGAGGGCATCCCGGAGTTCTTCTCCACCGCTCTGCCGCAGCTGCTGGCCTTTACAGACCAGCTGCGGGACAACGCGGCCAGCTTTGTGGACGCCGGTCTGAACCTTATCACCCAGCTGCTGAACGGTCTGATCGCCGGTCTGCCGGACCTGATCGCCTATGTGCCCGACATCATCATCAACATCTGCGGGGTCATCAACGATAACATGCCCAAGATCCTGGCGCAGGGCGTGTCCATCATCGTGCAGCTGGTCGTGGGCATCGTCAAGGCGGTGCCGGATCTGCTGGCCAACTGGAAAAAGATCCTAGAGGCGGTGCTGTCGGTCATCTCGGCCATCAACTGGCTGAACATCGGCAAGACCATCCTCACCGGTGTGGCCAATGGCGTGAAGAGCATGGGCTCCAGCCTGCTGAACGCCTTCAAGGGCGGCTTTTCCAGTGCGCTTGCCTGGATCAAGAGCCTGCCCTCGCAGGCGGTGCAGTGGGGCAAGAACCTTATCCAGAGCTTTATCAACGGCCTCACCGGCAAAGGCGGTGCGGTTGGTGCAGGAGCCATCGCAGCCACCGCCGGTGCCACCATTGCTAAAACCGCCAGCGGGAACGACTGGTCCTCCGTCTGGGCGGACGCCAACGCCGACGTGGCCGACAGCGCCCAGTCCATGGCGGAGGTGGTCGTCCCGGCCTATACCAAGTCCGGGGACGCCGCCACCAAGGCGGCCAAAAAGACCAAGGCCGCCGCACAGGCCACCGAGACCCTGCTGTGGTCCCTGCAGGACGTCGGCACCAGCGTTTCTCAGAATGCTCTGGGCAAGGTCACGACCCAGACAGTGGAGCTGACCGAGCACCTGAAAAAGGGCTCTGAAGAGTACGACCGCCTGACCAAGACTGTGACCGAATCCGGTAAGGAAATGGTCAACGGTGTGGCCAAGAACTACAAGACCGTCACCAAGTATGTGACCGAAAACGGCAAGACCACCGCCCAGACCCAGAAGGTCTACGAGGAAATTGCCGCCACTGTAGCCAAGACCGTTACGTCTACAACGGATTCCGTGGTCAACGGCATTGCCACCAGCACCAAGACCATCACCGAGACCCTGACCGACAAAACCACGACCCAGAAACAGGTCATCACCGAGACCTACAACGACATCGTGGACGGGGCGCTGGTCACGGTGGAGCGGGTCAAGACCATTGCCGCCGATGGTGTCCCGCAGATCACCGAGGAGATCAAGAAAGCCTCTGCCAACAGCTTTGACGGCCTCGTCAAGGGCTGGCAGGACGAGGCCGACAAGGGCGTGGTGGGTACCTTCAGCACGCTGGTGACTGCTGTGAAGAAGCAGGACTGGCAGTCTGTCGGCGAATGGGTGCTGTCCACCCTGTACAACGGCCTTGCCCCGCAGGCAAAGCAGCTCATTGACGACTTCGGCAAGAACCTGATCCAGCAGGTCAACGGCTTGCTGGGCAAGGGGGTCAGTGCCGTCTCCAACGGCCTGTGGGATATGGGCGGCGACCTTGCCAAGGGCCTGACCAGCGGTTTTGCGGACGTGATCACGCAGGCGCAGGGCCTTGGCTCCACCCTCACCGGCATCTTTCAGGGGCTGAAAGGCCCGCTCACTGCGGCTGCCGCTGCCATCAGCACCGGCCTGAAGGGCGGACTGATCTCCAGCTTCCCGGAGATTTTGGCCTCCATGGGCACCCTGATCGGCTCCATCGGCAGCGCCTTTGTGGGGATGCTGGAAGCCGTCGCGGCGGCACTGTTTCCCACCGGATTCGGTGCCCCGCAGGCCCTGCTCATGATCGCGGCAGGCGTGGCCCTGACCGCCGCCATTGCGGCCATCGTGGCCGGCGTCGGCGGCGCGTTCAAGCGCAAGACCACCCCCGGCATCTCCGGCGGCACTTCCGGCAGCAGCACGACCTCCACGGCATCCGGCTCCCTGTGGGATTACGAGAAGCGCGCCCCGCTGCCGCAGCGCACCCAGCGGCCCAACATCGAGGTCAACCAGTACATTTACAGCAAAGCGCAGACGGCCGCCGACCTGATGCGTGAAGCGCAGTATGAGCAGAGAAGGGCGGTGCTGCAGGGTGTTTGATGCTGTTTTTACCACTGGCACCGGCCAGAGCTTCGCTTTTGGCTATGCCGCCGGCGTGCTGTGGAGCTGCGACCCGCTGGGCGACCTGCCCGTGGAGCTGGAGACCAGCCAGGGCTACCAGCAGGTGGGTGCCACCGTGGACAGCCGGAGCATCTCCGGCGTCACCCGCACCATCACCGGGCGCATCCTGCGCAACGCCGACTACTGCAAGCGCCAGCTGCGGGACATTTTTGCTCCCGGCGTCACCGGCCGCCTGACCGTGGCCGGAAAATACTGGTGTGACGCCGAGGTGCAGCGCTGCCCGGCCATTTCGCCGGCAGTGCTGTGGCCAACCTTCAGTTTCCAGCTCTACTGCCCGAACCCCTACTGGCACAGTGTGGCCAAGACCACGGCAGCCACCATCAAGGTAACGCCCGTGTTCCGGCTGCCGGTGTGCTACACCTCGCATCAGTACGGCATCCGGGAACAGGCCAGCTACATCCGCATCCTCAACAGCGGTCTGGACACCCGGAGCTGGAAGCTCTCGCTGACCGCCCGGGGCGAGGTGGTCAACCCCGGCGTCATCAACCCGGAGACCGGCGAATATCTGCGCTTCATCACGACCCTGCAGGACGGTGACGAGCTGCAGGTCTACCGGGAAAACGGCGAGCTCCGGGTGGAGCGGGTCATCGACGGCAAAGGCTACGACGTCCTTTCGTTGCTGGACGGCAGCAGCACCCTCTGGACGGTATACCACGGGGCGCAGGCATGGCAGCGCACGGCGGATTCCGGCGACGGCTGGCTGTTTCTGTCGCTGACCATGCATGCCGCATTTACCACGATCATCACGGAGGGTTCCAATGGCTGAGATCACATCCGCCCTGACGGCATCCGGGTACAAGAGCCTCTGCGTCTATAACGACCGGCTGGAGCTGCTGGGCCGCATCGAGAGCTGGCTGTCTCTGGTCTGGCCGGAGCGCTACAACGTCTACAGCAACGTGCAGGGGGCTCAGCTGGAGCTCCACGACACCACCGCCCTGCAGGCCCTCTGCCGCCCGGACCGTTATCTCTGGCTGGTCGGCAGCGACCGGCTCATGCGCATCGTGTCGGCCCAGAAAGCCGATCACAAGCTGGTCCTCTACACCAAGGACGCCGCCTGCATCCTCGACGAGCGGGTCAGCACGGGCACCCTGAGCAGCTTTGCCGTGGAGGACACGCTGCGTGGTCTGGTGTCCGGGGCCGCCGCATGGCCCTGCCTGGAGCTGGGCGACCCGGCCGGTCTGGCCGACGCCTACGCCGGAGAGGTCAAGCCCGGCAGCCTGCTGAGCATTGCAGAGCAGGTGTGCCAGGAGCTGGACATCGGCTTCCGGGTGCGGTTCGACCAGCAGCAGAACAAGCTGCTGTTTGAGCTGTACCGGCCCAAGCTGGACCCCAACGCCCGCTATGCGCCCCAGTACGGCAACCTGACCGACCTGGCCTATACCGAGAGCATCACGGACTACAAGAACATCTGCACCGTGGTGGGGGCCGACGGCACGGTGACCGTGGGGGCCACCGACAACACCGGGACGGCCCGGCGGGAGATGCTGCTGGATGCCTCCAGCAAGAAAAAGGAGGACGGCCAGTCCCAGAGCGAGTACCTTGCCGCCCTGCGCACGCTGGGCGAGCAGGAGCTGGCGAAGCACACCCGGCTGGAGAATTTTGAGTTCACCCCCACCGGCCCCGTGACGGTGGGCAAGGTGGTGGCGGCCAGCCTGCCCGGCACCGACATCCAGGCAGCGGCCCGCATCACGTCGGTGACCCTGCAGTCTCAGAAGGGTGAAAATACGGTCAGTACCGAGATCGGCACCCCCATCCTCAGGAGGAAAAACACATGAGCATCATTACCTATCCGCTGGACGGCGTGACCTACAGTGCCGAAGATGTAGCCACCTACCTGTGCACCCGCACGTCCGGCGTCTACGCAAAGGACAGCAATTTCGCCGTCAGCATCACCGGCACCCGGCAGATCACCATTGCCCCGGGCCTTGCCTGGATCAACTACGACGACTTCAAAGGCGTGTCCGTTTGCAGCCGGGAGGACACGGTGCTGACCGTGCCCGACGCCGACAACACCCTCAACCGGGTGGATCGTGTGGTGCTGCAGTTTGATACGTCGTCCAACCTCACCGCCATCCGACTCAAGACCGGCACGCCTGCCGTGGCCGCTCAGCCGCCCGACATCCTGCAGAACCACAACCAGTACGAGCTGGGCCTGTGCACGATCTCTGTCCCGGCGGGGTCGGCGGCGGTCACCTCCGCCGACATCACCGACACCCGCACCGATGAGGCCGTCTGCGGCCTCATGCGGGACGGCGTCACCGGCATCCCCACCGAGACACTGCTGGCCCAGTACACCGCCATCCTCACCGCCATGCAGCAGAGCGGCAACGCCCAGCTGCAGCAGCTTGCGGAGAGCATCAAGGCGGTGGATTCCGGCAGCTTCTACACCAAAGAGCAGGCAGACGCCAAGTTCGGCACGCCTTACAGCCTGCCGCCCGCTACGGCGGACCAGCTGGGCGGCGTGAAAGTGGGCGAAGCGCTGGACATCGCCCCGGACGGCACCCTCAGCGCCAAAACGCTCAATGACAAGATCGCTGCCGCCGTGGCGGTAAAGTCGGAGGCGCGGCTGGTGTGGAACACCCATGTGACGTCTCCTAACAAATTCACAACTTGGGATGTTCAGATTCCAGGCAATGTTGATAAGATATGCATTACCAAAGGCAAGTACAACAGCTACAATAATAACACTGAAAAAAGCATTGCACGCGGTGGCACGACAACTTATGACTGTGACTGCAATTTTACAATCACATTCCAAACAAACGGCATCCTTCATGTTGTTTATCCATACAA